GGAAATCAATCCAATAATTGTGCACATTGCACTATGAAAATCAGTTATTTTGGAACAATATGGACTTGTGTCCGTGTGTGAGAAACACATACAGGGTTGATGTTTTCGAACATGTGTTTGTTATATATTGATATTTAGAATTAAAAAATAATTGTTGTTTCAAACGGTAAAATTTGCAACTGTTTGCAAGAACTAATCTCACTAGTCACATTTGGGATAACTAAATGTAATGTGATTTTTGAACCGTCATCACTAGCGTAAATATATCCTGCTAAAGCAACGTTTCCACTTGTCTGTATAGCTATACATTGTATTGGTATGTTATTCGGATAATTATTGTTTTCCAAAAGCGTTGAATACTTCAAATTTCCGATAATAATATCTGAATTGTTGTCAATATTAATTGTGGTGTCAAATGTTAGTACAGTGTTTTTAATCATACCAAAATAAATCACACCATTATTAGAAAATCCATAAAATTTATTATTTCCGCTATATGTGATATTCTTACCACCACTTAGTGATTCTTCATTATAATTAATTAACTGAACCCCCTGCCCTATGAATAAAGCGTTGTATAAATTCCTGCCAATGTTAATACAACCTGCACTGGTAGGGTGTATACCATCTTTACCAATAAAATCGTAACGATGTAAACAACATGTGCTATCTATATACGTCATTCCATAGTTAACAGCTAACTGGTATGATCTTAACACTGTTGAAAGTAAAAGTTTTCTTCTACCACTTGCTTTGAAAATTCCTATCATAGAAATATTAATATTGGCATTTACAAAATGCTGTTTACAGTAATTTCTAAATGACAAAATAGCTGTGTTTAGATCATTGTAAATTGTGTCAACATCATTACATCCACCACAAACTAATATGTCGGTAACATCTTCAGGATTTACGGTACCAATGTTAATATCTTTTAACAGATCGAGAAAAGTTTTACCCGTGTTTCCGGTTTTTACAAAACCGGTACCGCCAACACAATTAGTAAAACAGTCAACCCCCTCTGTTAATCCTGAAAAATTTTTAAAAGGTGTTGTCCATCCTCCTTTATACTCGTTGGGATTTTCTCCATAGCTGTCACCAATTAAAATGAAAACACGTTTTTTAAGATTTTTGAAATAATCATTTAAAAAAGTGTCAAAATAACCATTAGCAACTAAACTGTCAATTTTATTGTTAATTTCTTCCTGTACATCAAGATTTTTGAAATAATCCTGCACATAACTTTTCAGATCGTTAACAGCATCCTGCAAGTTGTCAAAATTTTTCTGCATTGCTTTCCAATGCTCTATAAGATTGTTAAATTCCTGTAAAAACCAGTCCTGATTTAACTCGTGGAAATTAGTGTAAGGGCCTAAATTTTCCATACTCATATAATATTACCTCCTATTAATAAACCATTAAGCAAAAATTTTCGATAAAACTTTCTGCAATCACATCATACAGATTAAAAACGACTAAATCTCTTTCGCTTTGTATCATTTGCTGTGACGTTGTAACTCCAACGTTTCCATGCTCACGTCCAGTTCTTGTATGACGTCCAGTTCTCCCGCCATTAACGTTTTCATTTTCCGTATTTTTTCCGGTTTCTGTATTAGTGATACTTCCATTTTCAGTTGTATCACCATCAGTGATCTGTTTCGCATGATCCGCAAGTCCTGCATTAAAAGCGGTATTCTGATCTGTCACGTTAACGCTGTTCATTACTTCGTTCGTGCTAGTGTTTTTTACAGTGTTTGTAATGTTTCGTGTGTTATCTCTTGTACTAGTGCTAGTTTCATCATCACTAACCGTCCAATCTTCCATGCGATCATAGTTTTCGATAGGATTATATTCTAACACTGTTGTATCATACAACTTTTTCCAGTTAATCTGATACTTGTTACTCCATATTGTAATTCTATTTTTCATGTACGTAAAATCGGGATAGAGAATTTCTAACTCTCTTGTCCTCATCAAAATTGAATCAATAGCAATCTGTTTCACAAGCCCCTCTGGAACGTTGAAACCATCAAACAATGTGTTATCATAGTTATATAATCCCTCAACGGTTAACAAACTCAATCATCATCACCTCCTGATGTTTTCACGTGAACCATTTTTTCACTCGGATCATGCCTCCAATTCACACTTACATCCACACCAAACATTTTCTTAACATCTGCGCAACTTTTCTGCCAACCATCTAACCACATTTCAATTCTGGTTGACGTTTCTACGTCATTGCTTTCAGCTTCGGAAGATATCATTCTTTCTTTTTTGTCTGATCTGGCAGAGGGAATACCAACTTCAGTGCAAAACAGTTCTTCCATTCTCCGCAATGTGTCCAGAAGATCACCCGCAATATAATTCTGTCGCAAGTTGTTAACAAAATAATCCCACGGTTCCTCCGTCTGATCCCCTCTCTGGATTCTCAGTTTCTCGTCATAGAAAACAGCTAACTCACCTCTCATAACCTGATCCATGACTTTTTTCAGACTTTCCGCTCCTGCCTTGTTTCTTGCTCTGAAAACATACGCAAGTTTGCTGTTCATGACGTTCATATCCAACGATTCCATAGCGATAGCCATTTCATTTGCATATCTTCCAACTAAATCCATGATCCCGCCATAGTCGGCAGTACACTTGAAAAGAACACACTGTTCTCCAATTACAGGCTCAATCACTCCTTTTAGTAATGGGTTGCTAATTACTGCCTGTGCAGGTCTGTAAAATACATTGTACCCTTTGAGCGTACATCCCTGTGGTATTACACCAAACTTGTCAGTGTTGATGATAGCAACCGTGCCCCAACAATATAAACAATAAAGAAAATAATCCTTATCCCAGTTGTCGGGTACATCCCACTTCATTACAGAAATAGCTTTCTGCAATAAATACCGTTGAAAATACCAAAACAACTGAGTATTTTTGCAGTGATTAGTACTCGGGCTTATGCTACTATTATACTGATTGATATAATTATACATCACAGGAGCCCCAACTCCTGTATTACATCCAAACATATATCCACCTCCTACAAACTATTAAAATAATCAAACCACGCTCTAGCATATCCGGCACGTTCCTGATGCAGACTAGCAGGTCTTTCGTAGTTAGCTTGAAAAGCAAGTGCAAGGGATCCAGCATCTTGCGTGCTAACACTCCACTCTTTCCAACTTATCGGGTATTTACTTGTACTATACCATTGTGGCTCGATACCCCAGTTTTTAATTCCTGAGCTTTGTTGAAACTCTGCAAAAATAACGCTTAATTGTTTCTGACCATCATACCAATCATCATGATTTCCATATAATACGTCAAGAACATTATACAGATCGGTTGGTGGTGTCCATTGCACAAGTCCGTGTCCAGTACCTCCAATTTCAATCAACGCAGGATTGAAAGTGCTTTCCTGTTGAATATTACCACACAATCCAGCAATAGCATTTACGCTCCATCCCTGAGATTTGAAATAATTTAAAATCACAGTTGCGTTATTTATAGCTTTTTCATTGTTTCCGCATAACGGAGCTTCGGGGTTTCCAAAATATTCGCTGTTTCCACCAATCTGCCAATCACCACCAGAGAAAGGCCACCTGTATACTCTCCAATAGTGTATAGAGCTTTCCCATACTGTGTAGGTATTAATACTCACCTGATCTGGAAGTGGGAGACGATTGCTGTGCGCTCCCATGCTGTGCGTATCATCGTACATCATTTCTGTATGTTGATGCCCTCCTGATGATTCATCATGTATCCATAATATGTCGCCTTTCTGAAACTTAAAATCACTATAATCAGATGGTAATATTATTTCTTCAAAACCTAAACTTTTTAAAATGTCCGGCATAGTTTTTGTTGTAAAAGGCCATGCGGATAAATTGATTTCAAAACCCGCATGCCCTAAACCATAAAAGATTAGCGAACTACAATCATAGTATGTTATTCCATTAATAGTCTGCTCATTTCTATAATTCTGATTATACCCAACATCCGGAGCATTGCAACGGTCTACAATCCATTGCCACGCCTGTAGCATCAGACCTCCGATCCCTCCTGCTCCACCAGAACCCCATGGATTTTGGCCTGAGTTAGCACTTGTCATAAGCGCAACGAACAATGAAATATTGCTTGCAGGAAAACTACGCATAATATACGCCCCCCTCAAGAAATTGTTTGATTTGTTCTTTTTCGTTTCTGGTTGCTCCGCTAATATTGATAGATCCATTTTCGACAACATAATAACCAGCACCTAGTTTCTGCATTGTGCCATTTTTCATATAGGGCCGGCCATTATCTGATCTATCCTCATCAACCAAAGTTAAAAACATGTGTTCAATAGTCGGCACTCTCATAGTTGATAACATCGAACCATTACTGCCATTACTTACAGGTGTTGGCAATATACTGTCAATAGCATTCACAACGCCATTTGCACTACCCAAAAAATTACCTGTGGCAAACTGTCCTACAGCTCCCGCTGTATTCATTAGCGATCCTAGAACATTACTCTGTAAATCGCTGATCTGAATAGGTACACCTACAACTGCAAATTGACTGTGCAATGTCTGAGTTGCGGTTGAAACCTGCAACTGAGCAATCCCACTCATCATGTCAATAGTTTCTAGCACATTAATCTTATTTGCAGTGCCAATTACTGAACCGTCAATTTCAAATCGCCCCCATGGATTAATCTCCATTGTGATTCTACGAAACGGCGAACTGTTCAAAAAAGTTCCTCGTGAAACTTGTGGATGTTCCTCTATCGGTACTTCAAATCGTATATTAAACCTAGGTTTATCTGGTATCTTATAACATGCTTGATTAAACGACCACCAACCGAGTTTAATTTCCGAAACGGACGGAACTACAGAACCCTCAGGATCCACGGAACTTAATGGAAACGGAAACCACATACACCCAACCACGTATTGAAAAGGATTGAATAAACATTTTAGCAGATTTTCCGTTATCTGTTGACCGGAAATGTCAGCCCAGTCCAAATTAGTAAAAATCTGTGAACAAAATCCCTTAAAATATTCTGGAGTAAATGCGTAATATTGATTTAACCCATCTGTACCAACAATTCCTAATACATAACATCCACCACTAATACCTGATGTTGCAGGAAAAGCCCCGTTTTCTATTGCATATGCGTGTGTTATCGGGCTTGTTTTAGCAGGATATAAATTATCAATAATTGTACCATCAAAACTTGTCGAGCTTCTCAAAAAATACAAATTTGTACTCTGTATCGTATCACGATACGTTGCCAACACATCCACAACACAATGCGCAATCCATGTATTATTTTTGTATTCCCAATCTTCAACCCAATATGATCTCCCAAACTCACAGATCTCGCAATAATTCCAACTGGGTGCCGATCCGCCATTTCTTAAAATAATCTGTGGATTTTCGATAGAACATGGCTCATTAATATTACAGGAAACGGCGGTAACATCACCGCCGACAACTCCCGTAGAATTAACTCTTTTACTTGCTGTCTTAAAATTGACTGTTACCGCCATTATATCCTCCTATTCCAGAACGAAAACAAGTCCGTTCTCTGTAAGATCGTTCCAGTACCGATCTGTGAAATGATAGTAAATATTCCAATACCCTCCTGCACTGTTGAAAGGTGTGGTGCTACTCCATTGGTTGATCGTAGTGAGGCCCATAGCTTCTTCGTCAAACAACACTGCGAAAATGTTGCTCATTACCTGAGCTTCTCCCTTTTCAACACTTCCATCGGGTGTCATAACGCTAGGCGTAACATTAATTCCCATTGGACTCTCAAGTGTCTGCCAGAAATTAACTTTTTCGTTGGTGGCAATCTTCAAATACTGGTCATGGAACGTGTTACTCAGTACTGTTGTGTCCGCTGTATGTAGATCTGGGCTGAAAATCATAATATTCTGCATACGTAGTGGTGTATGCCTTGCAATCTCTTTTCCTGTAATGTTTGCATGAAAACGTGAGGTTCTCTCTGTGAAAAAGTCCATGTAAGTCATGATTTTAGCACAAGCCCATTTATAGAAACTCGGAAAGTTTTCCGCTTTTCTTACATCATCAGCGGTTAACTGTGATCCGTTCTCATCATTGTACATAGTAAGTAACTTAACTACATGCTCCCCAGTATATCCCTCTGTACTTGCTGTAACTCCTGCCTGCCAGATATTTTTAGCAGCGATATAGTTGGCAACACATGCACGTGCCATGCTCTCGTGTGCCTGCTCGATCATATCCATAGTGTTCTGAGTATACATGCTAATGAACTGACCAAACTCGTCCGGATTGCGAAACGCCTGATCTAACTGATCTCTGAAATAAGTCCTGTGTCTCTGGAATACCTGACCGCCGTAAAAATTAGTCTGTAAGACTTTACCTTTTTTGATCTTGTACATATCAACTGCGGTATCATCTTCCAACGGCTGTCTCTGATCGTTTTCCCAATCATCGTCTAACATCCCCAATTTTCGCACATGGTTTCCCCATTGCTGTGTGGTTCGTCTCAGCCCCTTAAATCTTGCGTTGTATGGTCTTACAGAAAAGATCGTCCTGTCAAGTACCTGAGAAATACTGTTCATGATCCTGTCATTTCCGACAAGTAACGCTGTCTGCGCCTGTGATACGAACGAACTTGTATCTGTTGCTTTCATGGTTTCAACGCCTGTTGCCTGTTTAACGATATCATTCAGAACTGTGCTGATCTGGTCAAAAGTTAATGTATTCACCATTATTTTTCACCTCCTGTTAATCCCTCATAGTTTGGAGGATTGATAATGCTAGCAATAGCATCTTCGGTTGTAACCCGCTTCGGAACTGCGTTCTGCATCAGATTAACGTTGTTACTCTGCACCGCGCTTGTGAGACTTTTAAGAGCACTCATAACATCATTCTGTTCACTGATCTGCTGAATCTGCTGTGTCTGCGGATATGCCTGTGTCTGTGACTGTTCCTGTACCTGCGGAAACATCTGTGGAAACTGCTGTGCATATCCCTGTACACCCTGCACCGGTGTCTGTGCCTGCTGATAGAACTGTGGCTGTGGCTGTGGCTGTGGCTGT